TACAGTAATTTCGTTGATTGTTGTTACCCAAGATTCAACAGATGGGCTGTTAGCCTGAGACATGTTTGTGCTTACTGCAAGGGCGTACCCAATTGTAGAAGCAACAGTCAAAGACCCGTCGAGGTTATCAGTAACAGTAACACCAGTAATAGGTGTAACGTCGTAAGCAGTTTTCAAGCCAGCAGCGATTGTAATTGCAGTGTCCAGCGCCCCAGCAATAAACACGAAAGGAGTATCGTTGATTGTCAGTGTGTATGTTCCAACTGCAATAGAGTTTACGTTAACTGTAGAGCTTGGTACTAGACGACGACCAATAACAACTTGGGATGGTTTCAGAGTTTGACTGAAGAGCTTCTGAGCAGCGATATACGCTGTATCAGTAGGTTCAAAGTCTTCTGCAATAGCAGTCAGGCTAGAGTATGTACGTGCGCGTTCAGCAAAGCGGGTGTGAGCAGAAACGAACAGAGGTACGTTGAAGTTTGTTTGAGCAACAGCAGCAGTTTCTCGGCTGATGTTGATTTCAATGATATCCGTAAGAACGGTCATACGTTATTCTCCTAAGTAGGTAGAGTGATTTCAAATTCGGATTCCAGCACGTAGTCTGGTGGCCTGTTTGCATCGTGGTATACGCCACTACCTTGAAGGGCAGTTGCATAATCCTGTTCTGTTGTGAGTACAGCCGCATACGCGAATACACAATCCAGTTGATAGATCATGTACATGTCTGTATCTCTTGGGAGTGGAAGTCTACGAAGACTGGACAGCTTGAACAGCGAGAGTTTATTCTCGGCTTGTAGCAAGTAGCCATTCTGAGTCCTCAACTCAATTTGGAGCATTTGGGCCATTTCAGCCACAGAAGTTTGATCATCATACTTACCAATAAACTCAAATCTCACAGTTGCTTCGTGGTCTTGAATGGTTGTTTGGATAAGCTTCGTGCCATCTTCACCAAGTGTTGGTGTCGAGTTGTACTCACGGCCAATCGGATTCAGCTTCTTTACGTCGATAACGAGGTAAGGATTAACAGGCTCAGCGGCGTTTGTAAAAGCAAACAAGATGTTCCAATCTGGGTGTAGTGCGTTGACAATGTTGTAGAGACTATCTTCTAGGTCTTGATAAATGTTCAAAAGGCAACCTCCATTTCATTAACGTAGCCTTGGAGAAGGATAGCAAGATGTTCATCAAGACCAGTTTTGAAGTTGTTCTCATGAGCTTTCTTGTGGCATGGTACACACAGTGTCACCAAGTTTCTTCTATCCAACCTTTTATCTGGGGTAGACTTCCAAGTCTCGATGTGATGCACCTGAAGTTTACAACCTCTTGTGGAACACAGTGGACAAGTGTAGTCATCCCTTTTCATAATCGAAGGTCTTAGTTTGATGAAGTGTTGTCTCTGGATTTGATCTTCGGTAGACAAGTTCTCAGCAAGACCTTTGCTCTCACGGTACTCAATAAAGTAGTTAGTCAACGCAGAAGATGCTTTCTCCTTTTGCAGACAACCACAAGACTTTGTGTTACCGCTCTTCAAGCTACTAGGTCTTGCTTTAATCTCATTACCACATTCACACTTACAAACCCACTTACTGGCTTCATAAGATGTTGCAGTGAGTCTTCCGTAAGTGTTTCCAGTTAGGTCTTCAGCCCTTCCGATTTTACGAGTATTCATGTCAGTTCCACTCTCATGCACAAGGCTTTGTAGTGGTTAAGCACTCCCATATCATAATCAATAACCTTCATGACTTCATACAACTCACCCTTCCAGTAGAAGCGGTCAGCAGCATATCCGTCTGGTCCTTCTTTACGTTGTCTCAGCGTAGCGCCTTTCGTGTACACCTTGAGTGTTGCACGTGTTCGATCTGCTTCTGGCAAGAGGTAGGTGTCTGTGGATTTCAGCACCGGTTGTACGTTGCATACAACTTGGACGGTACTCTCAGCTCCGGGGCTAGGACGCCCACGAGTGATTGTCTCTGCCTCACGGCGGATAATATCGAGCGTTGTGTGTCCAGTTAGGAGCAGTGGTGGATTTCTCATTTATGTACTCCTTAACGGTGGATGTGGAATCTGACAGACTCAAGCATCTTACCTGTGTCAATCAGTGGCGTATCTCTGCCGCCTTTTTTCTCAATCGTCTTCTTAGAGTTACCGCCCATAGCGGCATATTGTGCGATGCTGACTTGCATCAGCTCCCCAGTAATACGACCAAGGATATTCAACAGCCTTTGTGTGGCTGTTCCGCCCTTCAAGATATTACCGAACACTTGTTTCATCTGACCAGCCATGATGGCTTGGTTAGTTCTGTCAGAGAAAGTGTCTGCCATGAAAGGTCTTTCTGGGTTATGTACAGTACCGAATTCGTTGTAAGCAGCTACTGTAGCTACAGGCAAGTTATGATTCTCAGGACCGTAACGATCCTCTTCAAAGAAACCAACTTCGACTTCCGTACCGTTTAATTTGTCCAACCTCTTTATCAAGGCTGGGATTTTGGTTTCAAACTTAAAACTGAAGCCCATGACCACCACCTACACCACGGCAAGAAGCATCATAGTTGTGTTGCCAGTTACCACATCCCAATCTAAACTGAGGGCGGTCTGTTGGCACCATAACAGCGTTGTTGTCGCAGTTAACTCTATTGTCGTGCATGTCGCTTCTAGAGATACCACCAGCATACGGCATAGCCACGCTGATTGCGATGTTCGGGTCTTTCAGGATAAGTTCCAAGGCTCTAAAGTAGTTACTGAAAATGTCACCACCATAAACCTCAATATCACCTGTACGTTCACGTGTGAAGCGTGTCAGGACGAACAACAAGGCACGTGCAGCATCTAGTGTTGCTCTGTTCTCGTTGCCATTATTCTTGTCGATGAAGTATTGATAATCTTCGTCGTGCAGCCATTCCATATCAGGCCAAATGTCACCTACGTTCAAACGAACACGGTCAGTAGCACTTGTGGATGGCGAACCAGTGTACGGCATATCTTGGCCTCCTATAACAAGAAAGGGGCAGGCGTAAAAGCCCGCCCCATTTCAATTAGGCACCTACGATGCCTTTTACGATCAACTGTGGACGGCGAAGCACGTTCAGGAAGTTGGACTCGGTTTGGATTTCGATCATCTGACCACGGTTATCACCGAATTCGAAAGCGTATAGCTCTTGACCTTGGGTGTTAACGAAGTCGAAGTGATCTGCTGGTCCAAAGTACTGGACGAAGTTGTCACCATCGCCTACATCGCTTGGGAAGAAGTAGCAATCGCCAACTGGAATCTGACGAGTTCCATCTGGGTTGATACCACGGTTTTCGACGTAAGTGATGTTACCGATTGTGAATTCGCGGTAACGAGCGTCGTAGCCTTTCGCTTTCAAACGATCACGAAGGATTTGTGGAGACTGAGCGTAAGCTAGCCACAGTGCCTTCATTGTTGGGTGACCAATCAGCTTCGCGAAGAACTCTGGCGAGGCAATAGCGAACACTTCACCACGTACAGTTCCGTCCAGAGCGTTGTCTTGGATAGAAGCGAAAACTTGTTCAGTTTTAGCGATGATGTCGGTTGTAGCAGTGTTCAGTTCGAAGTCAACAGTTGTACGTGTTGCACCGAACTCTGTGTACCAGTTGTACGTTACGTTGCCGTTAGGAGCGTAAGCAGTACCAGTTACGATTGTGTGCCAGATAGCAGCTTCGTGAGTTGCAGCCCAAGACTTACGGATTACTTCAAGCTTACGCGCACGCACAGCAGCCAGAGTTTCCAGTTCGTCTACACCGAAAGCACGCTTACCTTGGATATCACGTGGAGTGATGGAGGCGTCTAGGGTGAAGTGTGGGATTGCAAATGCTTGCATTTTGCGAGTTGGGTCGCTGATCACGGTGTGACGGGCACCACGGTGAACGTCTTTGATCAGACCGTATCCAACGGTGATTTCTTCAAGAGTGATAGTCTCTTGAGAAGTTGTGTCTTTTCCGAAGATGCCCAATTGTGTTCCAAGGAACCAATCGTTCGGGATAATCATCAGCGGCTGGGACAGGTCAGTGTATTCGTAGTTGTTGTTGGCGAAACCACGAACTGCCTGCTTAGCAAGTTGTACTTGTGTAGACATTATGTCCTCCTATTAAACGTTGTTGTAGGTAAGTTGATCAACTGCGAAGATGTTCTTCAGAGCCAGTTTGTCAGTTGCAGTCTTACGTTGGTTATCAGTCGTAACGTCAGAACCAAAGATCAGAGCAGCCTTACCAACTTTCGCGTGACCGCGAGCCAGTACCAACACCTTAGTGTATTCGGCGGCAGAAGGACGGGTCAGGTCGTCAATCAGAATGTAAGTAGCGTCAGCCAGAGTTGCAGCTACAACCAAAGCACCAGTGCTGTCAAGAACAGAACCTGTGATAGTTGCGTTTACCGCAGACTTAAGCAACACTTCACGTGTTACGCCAGAACCAGCTTCTTCTTCGTATACCAGCCAGTTGCTTAGACGTTGTACATCAGCAGCGTATTGTGCCATTGTGTGTATCTCCTATAGATAGTAAATTACTTAATGCCGTAACGGGCTTTAAGGATTTGAGTTGTGCGATCAACTTCTTCTTGAGACTCTGCACCAGCACCGGCTACGCCTGCTTCTTGCATCATTTCAGAATTGTCAACAACAGAAGCCATAGACTTCATTGTGGCAACGGTAGAAGCGAACGATTCATCGTCTAGACCAGCCAGCGATTTCAATACAGCTTCTGCTTTGTCAGCAGGGACTTTGGCGTCAACCAGAGCAGCTTTACGCATTTCTACTTTAGCAGTAGCAGCGACAGTTTCGAACTCAGCCAGTTTGTCTTGAGCAGCTTTCAGAACAACAGCTTGTTCGTCTAGGGCTTTTTGAATAAGAGCAACAGCAGATACGCCAGCAGCTTTTTCAATTGCAACAGCAGAAGCTACAGCTTCTTCGTGAGCAGCTTTCAGGATTGTTTCCATTGGAGTTTCCTCGTGTTTGATTTGTGTATGTTCTGGGATTGCTTTAAAGGCTTTCTCCAGCATTTCTTGATCGGCCAGTAGGGCCAGAGTTTGTTCTGGAGTTAGAGCTGCTAGAGCCTTCTCCACGTCTTGAGCTTTGTACACAGACTTCATAAGAGTGATAGATTCAACCTTCTGGTCGATCCAATCCTTCTCAGTTGTATCAGGATACTCTGTGCGACCATAGCCCATAACAGAAGAAAGAACTTCTGCATCGTCCCAGTAAAGTCCAAAGAACTTACGCAGGAATTCGGGGAACTGCATTTCGACGGTTACTGTTGTAGCCTTCTCAATTTGTTCTGGTGTAATCTGGTTTGTAGCTTTGGTAATCAATGTAGTAACGCCATTAGCTGGGCCACCTTGGTGTTTACCGACAAGGGCAACGTGTGCCCCTTCATGCTCAAACTTGATGTCTGTTAGACGACGTTTTGCAATGGTTGTCATTCTAGTTCCTCGGCAGTTGCCATAGCACCAATGGACACGCCATTGATATCACCGGATTTAACACCTTGCCACAAAGCCTCTCC